CAACTTCTAATGTTGTATTTACAAATATCATGTGTGTATCATAACCAAGTTGTCTTAGTCCTGCTGCTTGTGATGATATCTTATTAAAGTCTTTACCTGTGCCGTCAATAACTAAACCTAAACGACCCTCTAGATAATTATCTTTTCTTTTGGCAGTAACTTTTTTTGCTCTTGCTCTTTGTACATCTCTTTCACCACTTTGTGATGACTGCATCTTAAAATCAAGTTTTGCTTGTTTTAAATATTTCTCAAAGACATCATCAGAGTTGACTATCTTTAGACCAGTTCCACCTGTAGACTTTTTCACTACATATGACTTACCACTACCTGGTCCCCCAGCTAGAAAGAATGCCTTAAATATGTTTGGGTCATACAACCCCTCTTGTAAATCTGTATAGCTCTTCATTTGTTTCTTTATCTCTATAGTGTTCTTTTAACTTATTTATGTCAAGTTTTTCAGGTATCATCCTTGTTCGTGTTTGACTCAAAAATTTCATGTTCTTAATTTTGTTTTTGTATTTGTTTGTCATTCTAAAACTCCAAATTGTTAATTAATTATACATGATATAGTTTACTATAGTTGCCCTCCTTATAATTGTGTAATTGAACCACCCTTTACACTTGGTAGTAATTGTTTTTTGTTTTGTGGTAATTCTGTACTAATTGAATCTTTTACTGCAGTCATAACTATAGAATGTTTTTGCCCACTGCTTACAAATACATGTTTTAGTTTTGTAATAAGAAATCTACCTGAATTATACATATCAAATTCTTCATCTGAATTGTTTTTACCTACAATAGGTAATATAAAATCAATAACTCCCCCTACATGTATCGTTGTAGTTCCATTTATACTCATCATAACTTTTACTCCATATTCTAACTCTGTATATTTTGAACTTCTAGATGATATTGTTTTTGCAACATTATTTGGTTCGTATGAACCATCATGTTGAGCATCATTTCCTGAAGAATTTTTTGATGTTGGTTGTAAAAATATTTTTGAATTTAAATACTCACCCATAGTTTTTCCACTTTCCTCTATTGGTGTTTCATTATATACTGGATTATCTTTGTTTCTATTATCAGATACTCTTTGATTTTTATGAAAATCAGTAAAGTAATTATAAGAACTAACATCATATTTTTTTTGGAACATATCATATTCTATAGTTTTTGAAGCCAACATACCTGATTCTATACTTTTCATTGTGTTATTATTACTTGATAATGAATAATTTAATACTTGTTTTAATTTTTTATGCACATCCATTACACCACCCTCTTGAATATCAACAGCACCACTGTCTGATGACATAAACTCACCAATACTTGGTTCACTATATAAACTTTCAAGTGTTCTAAAATGTATACCTTTACTGTTTTCAAAAAAAACATAATTAGGTGAATTATTTACAGATGATATTGCATCTGTAGTTAAGTCTGAAATTAATCCATATGGGTTCTTATTCGGTGATATTATTTTTTTAATACCTTTAGTTTCTTCAATAAAAAGATTTTTACCTGTGTTTATTGATTTTTCATTTTGTAATATATCTGTAACAATTTTATCTGTAGATTCAGTATAACTTTTTGATAGTCTTGTTCTTTTACTTTTTAATAATTCAGGTGAACAAAAATGTAATAAAAAAGCCTCTGCATTTTTATCTGGTAAACGATTATCTATTTTATATATTGACATTAGGTGTTTAGTATAATCTATTGCATGGTCTTCTAAAGTTGGTGTTTGTATTTTAAATGATAAGTATTCTTGACCTATTACAGGTAAATTCATTATAATATTATTTACATCTAAAACTAATATAGTGCCTGTCATTGTATTTGAAAACATATTTTCATACAAAGTTATTTCTCTATAAGTAGTTTCTAGATTAACAACATTTCCTGATGATGAATGTAAGTTAAGTTCTACTAAATCATATTCTCCAGCATAAGTAAGTTCAGCCATTATATCACCGATTCTTTTATAATTGATTTAAATTCTTCTACAAAATCTGAAATATAAGAAGGGTCTAACAATCTTATTTTTCTTTTTGCATCTTGCACTTCTTGTTCATATTCATAATTTGTAATTGCAGTTGCAGATGGGTAATCTGTATTACTTGTACCAATATTAATTTTAAGAGATGTATCACCAGACTCTTGTGATATTTCATAATGATGTATTGCATCTACATTGGTATATTTGTCTTTTATAAATTGTAAAAATTGTGCTTCTGTTAATGGCCAATCATGAAATCTGTCTGTGATATCATTTACTAATAGTACTACCCAATGTAATTCAGCATCATCATATAATCTAAATGCAATAGACTCTGGTGATTCGCCATTTCTCACATCATAAGTATCATACAACATAGTATTAGATTTTACTTTTGCTCTTATACCCACACGCCTAAGAAGATTAGTTACTCCTTTAAATTCACCTGTACCTGTAGAGTCATATGGTATTGTTGGAAAATTTTGAAAATACATATTAGAAACCCTCTTGTGCTTTTTCTCTTGTAATGAGTTCTATTTCTTTAAAGTTTAATGTTAAAGTAGTATCAACTGGTTGTCCACCCTCATGTGTTTTAAATTTACCATCTGCATAAGATACATCCATACTTTCTAGAAAACATGTAGATATTTTATTTAAATATTGATTTTCAGCATTTACAAACATATACTTTATATCAAATGTATCTGGTATACTCATTCTTCTACCTCTAGTATGAGCACCTTTCATTTCTGGTAACATATGATGTTTGAACATTCCAATAATTTTGGTGATTTCATCAGCTTCTACTTCACTTCTAGGTGTCATTTTAAAAGTATATTCAAAAGTTCTTTTGTCTATACCTTTAAATGCTAGTTCCATTCTATCAGCTAAAATTTCTCCCATTTGCATTTCTGCCGCTTCTTTTAATCCACCCAATGATGGGATAGCACTTATTGATTTTAATCCAGCATCAATGGCTAATGCAGCACTCAATTCTGAAGAATTCTCTTTTATAGTGTCTGCTATTTTGTCTATGTTATCCCCTGCCATTGCTTGTGAATATGCATCCATACCCACTTTAGTCAAACTACCTATTGATTTATCTGCATATTCTGCTTTATACTTTGTTTTAATTCCTGGCGGCATAAACAAAGTAATAACTGTGTCTAATTTTCTTGTTGGTGGTCTTTCAACATAAACAGTATTTGAACTTTCATTCATTGATTTTTTGTAACCTGGCGAATTTTTCTGAATATCTCTAATTGCTTTTTTTGATGAACCAATTTGTCCTAAATCAAATATAGCAGCAACATCTTTGTGAAATACTTTTTTATTCGAATCTTTATATTTATTGGATGCATCTCTTTTTATGTTATCAATTGGGTCATCATTTTCTTCTATTGAACCAAATTTAAGTTTACTACCCTTTTGTACATTAATTTCAAACATAATGTAATGACCATGATTACCTAAAGCTCTATCTGCATTTGCAACATCTATTGGAAATGATAACATCTTTGTTGAAAATTTTGAACGAGTTACACCAAAATCAGATGAATCATTTTTTTGAGCACCACCACGAAGAACACTGCCTACATTACCAGCAACCCTTCTTAGATTTTTTCCTAGTAATCCTACTACGGCTGACTTGCCTATACTTCCTAAATCTATTGCCATGTATAAATAGTCCTATATAATTTAAAGTATTTATAACGACTATGACATATAAAGGAAAGTTTAAACCGAAAAATCCTGCTAAGTATCAAGGTGATATTAAAGAGATAATATATCGTTCATCATGGGAATTGAAGATGATGAAATACTGTGATACCACTAAATCTATTATAGAATGGGGCAGTGAAGAATTAGTCATTCCATATGTATCGCCATGGGATGGTCGTTATCATAGATATTTCCCAGATTTTTACATCAAAGTTCGTACTAAAAATGGTAGTATCAAGAAGTATATCATTGAAGTTAAACCTAAACATCAATGTACACCCCCAGAAAGGAATCCTAAGAGAAGAACAGGTGTTTGGTATAACAAAGTCAAGACATGGGGTATAAACAAGGCTAAATGGAAGTCTGCGACTGAGTTCTGTCTAGACCACAACATGGAATTTAAGATAC